TCAGCTTTGTTTAAGCAAATGGTTGCAAGTTGTTCCATTCGTAAACCATTCTGATATAAATGCTCTTTTACATAAATCTTTTTATGTGATTTATCAATAGCTACTTCAATTAAAGTATCTGGGTCAATACTAAAACCAAAGTCTAAACCAAAAGAAGTTGGTAATTCATTCGGATTGAATTTTCCAAAACTCCAATTTGTGAAAACAACACCCTCTGCTTTTTCTAACCAACCACCTAAAATTTGATGGTTATATTTTTGCGGTCTTCTTTCTTTCATATCTTCTATTTGAAGTATAAAAGATTCAGAAAGGTTTTCGTAGTTGTCTAAATAAGTAGTGTGAATGTAAGTAGTATCTTTTTTAATTATATTACTTCCATCTTTTACGCCTTTGCTTTCAAAGAAACGTTTATAAATCCATGATTCTTTAGTGGCAGGATTAAGTACTAATATTATTCTATTTTGTTTTATTTGAGAACGTATAGAGAAATCAATTTTATCAAATATATCTTCATCTACTAATTCTTCAGCTTCATCTAAAACAAAACAAGTTATTCCTGATAATGATTTTAAATTAGCTGTTTGATTACCACTACTTGTTTTAATTCCTTTAAATAATATTTTCGAACCCGTTGTTTTATTTACAATTTCATCTTTAGTAATATAAAAGTCATTTTGTAAATTTGCAGTTTCTATTTTGTCTATAAACTCGGGTATAATAGAAACATGTGCAGAAGTTAAAGTATAACGTGTAAATAAAATTATTTCGTTTATTTCGTAAGTTAATAATAATAAAAAAGTATTTACACTATATGATTTTCCCGAGCCACGTTATCGACCCCCCGTTACTACAAAGTAACGAGTGTCACTTGCAAATAATGGGGAGTACTTTTTTTTAAGGTTAAATATATTCAAAATTCCAATCTTTTAATTTTCTAAAGTTTTTTGTTACACCATTTAATCTATTTGAAATTAATTCTCTATCAACTTTAAAGAATTTACATGTTCCATTTAGATTTAATATTAATTCTTCTTTTGTAATAATATTTGTACTTTTAATTTTAATAGATTTAGGATTATCAAAACCAATTAGTTTATTTTTTGGTTTATATCCTTTGGCTTTCATTGTTTGGCTTATTTGTTTTCTTATTTCATTAGGTATTGTTTTACCTAAATTACCTTGCCTTATTTTATCTATACTTTCTTTACTATATACTTTAATACTATCTTTTGTATTAGTTAAAATGCAATTTAAACCATTTTCTAAAACATTATAATAATCTTGCCAATATCTTTCACGTTCATTAAGTAATTCAATACTACATTCTTCAATAACTTCAAAAGTATGATTTTTTATTTCATATTTTTTAAAAGAATAATGTAAACGTTTTTGCAATTTAGTTTGGCTTAAACTACTATATTGTTTAAATCTTTTTTTAATATCAACACTTTGACCAATATAAACTTTATTATTTGGATTTGTTATTTTATATATTCCTACCATAAATTAAATACCCACTAATCAAAGGTCGCAGTCTTATCAAAGTGGGAATTTATTTAATATTTTAAAAGTATCTGCGACAATACAATTACAAATATACGATTTAATCTTTAAAGTTTATTAATTCTTTTATATTAAAATCGTTTATGTTATGCGTATTTTCAATAGTTTCTTTTGGTTTGCCGCAACCATACTCAATCAATAATTTAGCTGCTGCAATTCTATCACGTGAATTTTCATCACTATTAATCATAATTGAAGCTAATACTGCAAATGAATTTTCTACGTGTGGGCTTGCTAAATCAACGCCTTTCAATTCGTTTTTCAGTGAAGGTCTACCGCCTTTATTACCAATAGTACCTTTATTTTCTTTTCTCTTATCCATAATCAGTATAAATTAGTTAACTGATTTTTTAAAAAATCTACAATGTAAGTTTCTTCTATAATATATTTATTTTCTAAAGTATCGTAAACGTGAAATAAATCTTCTTTTATATCTTTTAAAATATCTTCTAATAATAATAAATTATCTATATCAGAAACAAAGTCTTGCATACCTCCTGAAGGATAATAATTACTATAAGCAAAAATTAAATATCTTTTCATAATTAGTTAATTTGCGTAGTATAAACCTTTTCAATTTCGTTTATCATATCCCTCCAACAACTACCGCAAGTTGAACCACGATAAGGAGTATTAAAAATCCTTTCGTAAATTGCTTTTAATTGCTCTTGCATTTTAATTGTTAGTTGATTTGGTTTGTTTGGCAAAAACTCTTGTAACCAAATTAAATCATTTTCGTTTATGCAACTTACTTTCTTGTAAGTCCATAGTTTGTTAAGTGCTTCTTTACGTTCATTACAACCGCAATCAATACCAGTTACTTCTGAAATTTTATCTACAACTGCTTTTATTCCTGTTGCTGTTGTGATTTGTTCTATTGTATCGCCTAATCCTTTTTGTTTTCTTCCTCTTGCCATTATTTTAAATTATTATAATCGTTTTGAAATAAATCTTTTAATTTTCTTTTGTGTTCTTTAAGCGAGTGGAAAATACTCGTTTTGCTTATCTTTGTTTCATTTGCTAATTCTTGCATACTCATACCGCTATCTCTATAAATCGTGAATAGTTTTTTATCGTAAGCATCCCAACTATTTACTTCTGCTTCGCATTTGGTTCTAAATTTATACCAATCAATTTCTTCTTCTTCGTTAAATTCATCTACTATTAAATACTTTTCGTCAACATCGCCTTCATTGTAAAACGATTCGTAATTGTCTTTTTTTAAAAACTGTCTTAAAAATACGGAACGAATACAAATAAAAACATAACTTTTGTTTAAAATGTCGTTTGTAAAGCATTTGTCATAACTCGAATACAAGTGCATTTTAATATAAGTCTCTTGTACTATGTCCTCTGCATCTTGTTTAGAGAATACAGAAGCCATTTTAATAAGCTCTTTATGATACTTGTATAGTTCGTTTAACATATTTAATAATAACCGCTTAAAACTAACAAAAAAGCGGTTTACAAGCCATTATAAGAACGTGAAAGTTTTTGTAAATATACAAATTTATTTAATATACAATAATATTTTTTCATAATTCACATCAACATATGTGCCATCATCTAAATATCGTATTGTTGCAATAAAATTATTTGTTTCTTTTTTAACTCCTGACAAATAACATTTACGCCCTGACTTACTTAAAAATTCGATTGCTCCTGTTGGAACTTCAAATCCATTTTCGATTCTTTGAACTCCTGCTCGTAATCTTGCCATACTTTTACTTTTATGTTATTACTTTGTAATTCCTTTATTCTAAATTTCTGAACTTCTGAAAGTCTGCCATTTGGTCTTTTTACTTCTATAAAAAAAGTTTCGTTTTCTTTAATAGCTATTAAGTCAGGAATTCCATTTTTATTTGTTTTTATTAATTTAAGAACGTAATAACCTTCTGCTTCTAATTTCTTTATAATCTTGCTTTGAATCTTGCACTCTAAAGTCTTTTTTAAAGGTGTCATTTGTATAGTCTTTTTTGTTTTGTACTGCTTTATAAATTTTCTTTTCAATCCCATTCTTTGCAAATATCCAATAAATTGTATTTTCTTTTCGTTGCATAGTTGTTAGCCTATCCCTTGCCTGAAAGTAACTAACTGCACTAAAATCAATATTCATAAATATTAAATAATCTGCCTTTGATAAACTAATACCTTCACGACCTGAAACTATTTGAAGTGCTATATTTTTATCGGTAGTATTGAATTCGTTTAAATCCGTTGTTAGTTCGTTTCCAAATACTGATTTAAGCATTTCAAGTTCAGCAACAAATTTATAAAATATTCCTATTTTTTTACCTTTAAATTCGTGTTTTATAAAACACGCTTTCGTGTCGTCAATAACACGATAAGAACCATCTTCAAACTTTATAGTTCCGCTAAATAGTTGGTGTGTCTTTTGTTGTAGCTTAACGCCTGTATCTGCTAATACTTGCTTATTATCTTTACTAATTAAAACTAAATCTTTTTGTAATTTCTTTACAAGTTCGTAGGTAATAGGTTTCATTTCGCACTCTAAAACAATTTCGTTTATAGAGGTTGTAAACCCAGCTTGTTGTTGTGTGTATGTTAGAATATTATATCTAATCAAATGCCAAAAGTCTTTTTTTCTTGCTTCGGAGTAATCATTTACTTTTGCATATCCTAAATTCCTTTGCTTAATATCTACATATTTATTCGCCCACTTATAAAAGTTTGCAAATTCTTTAAAAGGATTGTTATTTGAAAGTGTAAACAAATGATAATATTGTGAGTAACTTTCAGGCGTTGGTGTTCCGCTTAACATTATCATAGGAATATTTCCAAAACGTTGTTTAATATCTTTGTGGTATTTACTTGGTTTAGGGTATGAACTATATCCATGAACCTCATCAATTATAACTACATCAAAATCGTTAGTTTCTACTTTATGTAATGATTCACGATTTATAATAGTCAAGTTATAAGTATAACCAAAGTTTTTATAATCGGATTCAATAGAAGAAAACGCTTTAATTTTAGTTATAAATAAAACACGATTAGCGTTTACTTTTTTGCAAGTTTCGAGAGCTGTTATTGTTTTTCCTGTTCTCACTTCCATAAATAGACATACTAACTTTTTACGATGCAACGTTTCTGCTGCATCGTTTGAAAGTCTTTCTTGGTAGTAACGTAGTTTAAAAATCGATTCCATCATCTTCAATATTATTTTCGTTACCCAACATAAACCATCTGAAACCATTTGTATTTCCATCTGTATATTCAACATTTATAAAAGAGCAATATTTTTGAACCCAAATATTAAATTTCTTACGGCTTAACCATTTTTTGAAATCTTGATATTCTTCAGTAAATTTAGTAAAATATTGAACTTTATCATTTCTAATACCCATAGGACAATTTTCATTGTCTTTAACCCATTCGTAAAACTCCATTGAAGTTTCCGCAATAAACTTACGCATTTTAAGATTTTTAGCATTTTGTTTTACAAGTCCATTTTTTAAATATGCCTGTAAACAATATACCATATAATTATCAAACTTCTCAAATTCTGATAAATCCCAGTCATCAAATAATTGCTTACCAAATTCATCATAAGGCGTTAAGTTTTTCCCGTAGTATTGTGCAATTTCTAACTCAAACCTTCTTCTATCGTGTGAGTTACCCTCGCCACGAATTGCATAATTTGTACTTATAACTAATTTTGGACTATCCTCAACCTTTAAACGAATTGCATCTTTATTTTTACGCTCTAAAGTCATTCCTTCAGTTACCAAACTAAACTTACTTTCAAAGTCAAAGTTTTGTTTAACATCATCAAAAACCAATACTTGCGTTTCAGTTGATACGGTTTGATAAGGAAAACTTTTTTTATCATCAAAACTTTTACCATCTAAAATCGATACCCTTCTTATTTGTCTTAACCCTTGAACAAATAAACCTTTTCCAGTTCCGCCTTCAGGATTTTCAGATATAACCTCATCATTTAAAATGACTGCACGATTATTCATTTTATTTTTATAATTGCTTAAAAGGTACCCTATAACGCATTCAATAGCTATTGGTTCATTATTTGATATATTATTTATAAATACTTTATATTCGTTTTCAAAATTTTCTAATGTATTCCAATTTCTTTGAATAATTTGACTATCCCAAACGTAACCTTCAACATCAATATAATCAATTAGTTTAACATCGTTTTTAGTTACTTCTAAAATACCATTTTGAAAAGCTAAATAAGAAGTTGTTTTAGTATCCTTCAACATCATAAGTTCAACTGTTTCCAACATAGACAAAAGGTTTTCAGAAAACAAATTTTGAAAAGATGCACAATATTTCCAAACATCTATTTCTTGCCTTTCAATTAAATAGTTTAAAACAAAGTCTTTTATCTTTTCTGCTGATGTTTCAATTACTTTATTTGATTGAATAAAAAGCCAGTTTGGTTTTTGTGATTCTGAATGAAAATGTTTTTTAAATCCGTTACGCTCCAAAAATAACTTGTATTTTAATAAATCAATTTGTATTTTATTTTTATCATTTAAAAACCAAAAGTCTTCGTGTTCTAATGCTTCCTTTATTTCATTGAAAGTATCCTCCGATATACTATGCTTTTGTAATACTTCTTTTTTACCTTTCTTTAAATCAGTTTTAATACTATCAATCCTTTGGTAATCTTCAAAATATTTACTATCAAAGTTTCTTTTACGATATGCACTCTTAATAGTTGTTTTTGCTTCTGTTTCTGAAAAATCTCCTATTACAACATTATTTAAAATATATCCTTCTGCCATATTTTGACTAACTCCATACTCACAAAATGCACCAGCCAAATCAAATATAAAAGAATTTCGCTCTCCTTCTCTAAAATCTTTTGACCAATTCCAATCCATTATTTTAGATATAATTTTATCCTCATCTGTAATTGGTATTAAAGGCACACGTTCAGATAAAGAAAAACCTTCTTCTTTTAATATTGGTTCAAAGATATCAGCTTCTAAATTAACAAATATATTTGGGTCGTAAGATTCAAAACAAACCCTATCTATATTTGAATTAACAATATCAAAATAATCATAATCAAATTGTTTTTGAAACTCTTTAAATACTTTAGGGTGTGTTTCTTTTGTTAATTCATTACTTACCTTTATTACTCCTTTAATACCATTTCCTGAAGGACTAATAAAAAGAAGTACAAAGTGTTTATTTTGTTTTAATAATTCCAAATGGTCAAACATTACCTTTTCATTTGGATATTTATCAAAATCTAAAACCATTAAACCTGAATGATCTTTTAATGAATTAGAGTTCCGTTCATTAAAAATACCTGAAAATAAAATACAAGGTAATTTGTTTTTATTTTCTTTTGCTCCATTTCTAATGCTTTCTACTAATTCTTTAGAAGTTCCCTGTTTTATTCTTTTGATAATCTTTTCTATTGGAACGTGAAAAGGTACGTCTTTTGACTTATATAAGTCTTTAAATACTGATACTACCATTGTAAATTATTTAATGAGTTATTTAATGGATTTTTGTCTTTTCTTTTTACTCTTTGATTTAATGTTTTTGGATAAAATCCAAATGCTAATAAAACAATTTCTCCTGACCTTATCTTTTTATTTTTAATTTCATAAAAAGAATAGTTACCATTAATTTGTGGTTTCAAAATAACACCTTTGTTATTTTCAACATTTCCGTTTTCATAGACTTTATAGCCTAAATAATTTTTATACTCCATATAGTAAAAAAGTTAATGCCCTACTACAAGCGGTGGACGTCGCAAGTAATAAGGCATTTATAATGTTTTATAGTAGCGTCCACTCTACAAATGCAAATATATAAATAATATTTTAATATAAAAAATTTATTTCGCAACACATTTTTACTTTTTTTTTACCTTTTAGGGGGGGGGGTATAAAATTTTTTTTATTTCTCTATATGTCTATATAGAAAACGCTAAAATGTTTTTAAAATGTGTGCTAAAAACATAAAAAAACCCACTATAAAGTGGGTTTAATTAGTTGTGTGTGTTTAGAAGTCTAAATCTTCTGGTAAATTATCAAAACTCGAATCTAAAGAAATATCTTCAACAGGTTCTGCTTTTACTAAATACGTTTTTAAATACGTTTCTAATACATTAAATGCTTCGTCTGCTAAATCTGCTTCAGTATCTGAAATTGAACGCTCAAATTTAAAGTCAGGCGTATAGAATTTAACTGCACCCTTTTTGCCATCAACTACGCTTTCAACAATTACCCACTCATCAGGAAGTCTTTGTCTTGTTTTAGCTGTAAATTCGCCCCACTTTTGAACTGCTGCACCTTTTAACTGAATGTTTGCAAGTGAACCATCTTCTAACATAATGTAAATAGATTTTACATAATGTCCTCCAGCAGCTTGAACTTTCTCTTTAATATCTTTATAAAGTCCTTTTGCAATTTCATTACCTTTAAAAGGTTTAACAGTCATTGGCTCTTTAGAAATAAATTTAACTTCGTTTGAAAAAATACCACTTGAAGTTGCATCATTCCAACCTTTAATTGCGTGAAGTTCGTCTAATACTAAAAATTTAAAAGGTAGCGGAACTAAAACATTTTCTTGTTTTTCTTTATCGTAGTAAGAAAAACATTTGTCATTTGATTTCCAATCAAAGAATTTAGTTGCTGGATTGCTTTGTGGTTGAGAAAATGCCCCACGTCTGTTTGAAGTACTCATAATATTTATTTATTTATGGTCTGAAATTAAGATGCTCAAACCTTGCATCGGTTAATATTATTTATCAAATATACAAAATTAAAATTTATTTTACTAAAAACTAATAGCCAAACTTGACTTTCTTTGTGTGCTGCTTACTTTCGTTACTTCAACTCCTTCGCTATCGTAAATCGTATCTTTTGACTTTGTAGCTACTTTAATAAGTTCAGCACGTTCTTTTAGTTTGGTTTCAAGTTCAGCATAAACGTAATCTTCTTTGTAGTTTAAAGTTTCTCCACCACTTCGGTAAGTTCCTTTGATACCAAACGCCTCAAAGTTTTCTTGTGGAATTGAATTTTTTAATTCATCGGTTACGATTTGTAACGCTTCGTTAATTCTTACGGCTTGTGCGTAAAGTTCCATTTTATCAGTTGCTCCAGCGTCTAAAAGATTGCTAACAAATGATTTTGCAGAAAGTTGAATTTCTTTTTTTGAAGGTAGAAAATTGTTTGTTTCTACGCTTTGCTCCTGTAACATCAGGAATAGATTTTTTGTTGCTCCCATAATTTTGATTTTTAAAGTTATGCAAATATAACGTTTTTTTGTTAATTACATCTATTTTTTAATATTTTTTTATATAGTTCGTTTACTGATTCTTTATTGCAACCTCTTTTATAGTAAAAATTAATTACTCTTTTAATTCTTTGTAGGTCTGTTTGTTTCATAAAAACATTTTTAAAATTAATAGTCCAGTTATTGCACCACACCCAGCACCGAGTGCATAGGTTAACTTTTGGTTAGTAGTTGATATTGCTATTTTTGATACGTTAAACGCCCATAAAAGCGATATTAAAAAAGATACTATAAATATACCTACCCAATGTAAATGAGTGATTAAATAGGTATTAATTGCTACAAGTCCAACTTGTAAAAATGATGTTGCAAATGTTTTCATAATTCTTTTTTAATATGTTCTACAATTCTTTTAGCCTCTCCATCTTTTAATGGAATATTAAATAAGCTATTGTGATAACGTTCTAAAATTTCAATAGCGTAATCGTCTGCTATTTGTTCGCATTCTTTTGAGTCAAAACCTATAAAATGTGGTCTTGCTTGTATTAATACTTCTTTAAACTTATCTCTTAATGTCATACTTTACTGGTTTATTTTTTATGTGATTCATTTCTTTTGTTTTATCTAAAACTTCTTTCGCTTTTAAAGTAGTTTCTTTTTGTATTTCGTAGGCTGTCGGGATTCGCTTACCTACTAAAACTATGCTTTTACGCTTCGATAATTTCGACATTAATCTTGTAATTTAATTTTTTACACGCTTTTTGCAAAGTTTCAAACGAACAAACTACTTGATTATTTAAAATATGGTTTAAATGTGAGTAGCTGATTTCTGTTTCTCGAGCAAATTCTCTTTGGCTTATTCCTTCTTTTAGGAATATTTCTTTTAGTTTATTATTCATAATTCATTTTTGATTCGTAAATGTGGTAAACTTCAGTAATGTAAACAGGCTGATAAAGTGTAACTGTTGTATTTTTTAC